ATTTCCATATTTCCCAAATGATACAAATTCTTGTTTTATAACTTTCCTGTAATAATCCATATAATTTGCATTTTTCGCTCTAGCTATTGATACCCCAAGATTTTTATAAACATTTCCATCGCCAATAAGTAATCCTAAAAACTCTAAAAACCCATTACTTAATACTTTTCTATCCATATATGTAGTCAAACCAGATTCTGGCAACCTATCTAATGTAATAATAGTATCTCCATTCTTTAAATCACCAGCTGGGATATATTTATTTTCCCATTTAATACATTGATAACCACCAACACCAGACTTTGGATTAGAAACTTTTATCCTAGTTAATATTTTATGTCTTGCATTTGTTCTTATAGTCCTATTTGTTGTCTTTATTTCTAATATTTTATCAATACCTGTGCAAACTAAATTCTTAACTTTTTGTAATTCTAATCCTTTTTTGCCAACTGACCATATTTTTTCTCTTTTTAATACATCTATTATTGGAATAGAACCTCTTTCAGTTAATATCTCTACATCAGCAGGTAAACAAAATGTTGCTCTATCCATTTCTCCGTACATATGAGGAGGAATACGATATATTTTCGATCCAATCTCTATATTCTGAAATTTCCTGCTCTCCAAAAACTGTGCATCATTATTAGGTATGGTTCTCTTGTTAAACTTCATACCCTCTTGCAATAACATAAACCTATGAGAATTAATTAATCCAGTATTCTCCGCATCAATAGCAGTTTTAAGATTTTCCCTAGCTTTATCAGATAATACTTTAGGATGTTCTAAAAACCCTCCCATATTAGAACCATTAGTGAAATACCTCTCCCCAAATTCCTCTAATGTCATGCCCAAACCTATTGTTTCTCTCAATATACCTATTGGCGAATACCCCATTAAACCATTAAAACCTAACGCTGGAGTATGCATAACTAATCTTTTCGGCAACCAAATAGGTTGACCGCTACCTGGTATCGTTATCCGATAAACTATTTTCTTTGTATCTCTATCTCTTTCGGGCAATACCCTATTAGGAGTTATTGGCCATAACCATTTTATATCTTTACTACCAATAGTACCTTTACCAAATTCTTTCTCTGCGTAAGCATTACCCCAACCAACTAAATGACTACAATATGTTTCCCTGAATGTCATAGCAGTCATTTCAGGATTAGGTTGATCGTGCATTAACCAAAATTTACGGTTGTCTATTGCTTTTTCTTTACCGCCATTTGGTAATCTTCGATATAAAAATAATGGGATGGATGCTGAATCTTCGGAAAGGATTTTAATACAACACCATACTATCGCTAACTGTATAGCAGTTTGTTCGCTTACTAACGCACCCGATTTTGTAGTAGGTATTCCACCGTAGAACGAACCGCCTGGAGAATAATAACGATCGTCAGTTGCACCATACGAAATACGGTTAAGATAGTTTGCTATTTTTCTAGTAACTATTCTAAGATTCAAAAACAATTCCTTTTTATAGTTATATCTATCTTAAACTATACTAAGTAAAAAAGAATTGTTTATATAAATCGTATTTGGGAAGAGAAATACTGTCGCATAGGTGGGTATAGACGGGTATAGACGGGTATAGACTAGCACGAATTTTTAGGATTGTTCTCTAATTTTAGCGTTAATTCTCTCTATTTCTGACTTTTTTATCCTTATAATCCGTTCGCTAATATTAACTTTTTGCATATCTCCGTTATTAATCCATCTATAAACAGTAGAAATATCAACAGAATAATATTCAGCTACCTCTTGAATTGTATATAGGTCTTTATCTAGGAGTTTTTTCATTTAATTTTTTAATTCTTTTTTAAAATTTAATACTAAAAACGCAAATAATGGTATATCCCATGTCCAACTTATTATTAAAGTAGCTATTACATCTTTATACATAATTTCTCCATTTTTATAATATTATATCAACATTATCTTTCTCGTAAACACTTTCTACTTCTGGCTCGTAGAATATTGCTCTTGCCCAAGCCATCAGGTTAGATACCGCACCGTCTATCCGTTCAGTAGATTTATATTTATCAGGTGCTATGTTCTCGTTAGCATCTTGACGGATCACTATATTATCCCAATTCCATCTTAGTACAGGGTTATCATCATGTAATATATTTTTATCATAGACCGCCATCAGAAAACTACGCATTGGCTCGTTATAACTTTTACCGCCTTGCCTAAATTCTACCATTTGAAATTTATTCTCATCAGCTAACGGATTTAACTCCTCCATAATCTCGTCTTTGAATTGTGAAGCGTTCCAGTTATCGTAAGCTATTTCTTTTAGTTCGAACATCTTAGAAAAATCTATTATATCTTTTTTAATAAACTCATAATCCGTACCGCTACCAGGTGTCGAAGTTATCCAACCTTGTTCTGCCCATATATCGTAACGCACCCTGTCAGTTTGTGATCGTTCCAGTATCCCATCCTCCGCACAATAGAATTTAGTTACAATAATATATTTTCCTCCTTTCTCTAACGGTGGGAATATTAATGTCAATGCATTTAAGTCGATCCGTTTAGCTAAGTCCAATCCACCTACGCATAGTCTGCCTTTTAAAGATTCTAAGTCTATTTTACCTTCACAACTATCCCATTTATCCATAGCCATCCATCTTTTAAGTTGTTTTATCGGTATATTTAACCTGAATCTTAGGAAATTCTGGTACTCAACAGGATCATTTTTAACATTTTGATAGTCCTCTCGTATCTTATCCATGTCAAATATATGTCCTAACGCTGGGTTTACTCGCTTCCATACCTCCTCATCAGCAGGATCGTCTTTATTTATATCGGCAATATAGAGGACTGGCAGGAAATTCTTTTGTTTTACTATGCCTTTTTGTACCTGAATCGCCTTAGTTCGTATCTTCCACCATATAGAATTCTTATCAAATATACCTGCTGTAGTTAAAACTAAGACCAACTGTTGGCTTCTAGCGTAATCAGTACCGCTTGTTAGTACATTCCATAGCCGATCATTGGGCTGGGCGTGCAATTCATCCACGATAACACATGACGGTGATAACCCATGCTGCAATTCCGATTCGCTTGATAAGACTTGATAGAATCCGCTATTATTACTATTAACAATTCGTTTCTTGAATTCTACTACCCTTAATACCTCAAGTAGTTCTGTGTTGTTGTTTACCATCTCTTTAGCTGCCTCAAACACTAACCCTGCTTGTTCTTTATCCCCTGCAACTGAGTAAATTTCTGGTTTTCCCTCACCATCAGAGCATAACATATACAAAGCTATCGCTGCGGCTAATTCTGTTTTACCGTTTTTCTTAGGTATTTCTACATAAACAAACCTATATTGTCTTAATCCGTTCTCTCTTAGTGTACTAAACGCAGGGATAATAAGTTCTTTCACCTGCCAATCTAATAGCTTTAAAGGTTTCTTTGCCCATTTACCTTTAGAACATGATAACTGTTCTATAAAATCTATTACCCTAGTAGCTTTAATTTGGCCTTGTTTATTTATCAATTAATTTCCCCATCGTGCTTTTTTCTTTCTTAGGTTTAAATACATTCACCGCAGTATCGGGTGTCAGCATCCAATCTTTTTTCTTCTTGGTTACTAATATAGATAAATCTCTTTCAAGTTTAGATGCTGCCGATTCCTTAATTGTCTTTTCTTCCTCACCTGAACTTAACATCCTCGTATTCACCTGCATTGATGAAGCGTTCTCGTTCTTTATAAATTCCTGTTGATCGTCTAACCTGATTATATCATTCACTAGATGTTTAAAATCATGTAAGGTTACTACCGTTAATAATCCTACATTGATTAATAAGTCTGCCCACATATCCCAATAGTATCTCATTTTATCATCCCAATCGTCAGGGCATTCTCTTGGTGCTAAATCTACCGCCATCGTTTTATCTATTTTAGGTTTCTTTAGTCGTGCCATTAGTTCTCCTTATTTACTATTTATTTTGAGAATTAACTAATTATTTACTATTTATTTTGAGAATTAACTAAGTAACTAAAACGGTTG